AGAACAGAAAATGTTAGGTGCTGATGAAATTGATATGGGCGAATATGAAGAATGGGCTATCCCGTTATTTGAACTTGAATTATTTACACATTTTGAACCTATGGGTGTTGAGTATATGATGTCTAACCCTGTTAAAGATGTTGGTGGTCAACTTGATCTTATTGGTTATGACACGAAAGCTAAAAAGATTAGATTGATTGACCTTAAGACTAAGGGAAATACCAAATGGGATTTCAAGAAAAGAACTGGTTGGACAGAACCATATAGAACAGATAAGCAATTAGGTTGCTATATCGAAATGTTGAAACTAAATTGTGATTTAGAGCCAGATATCTGTAATACTATCTGGGCATATAAGGGGAAATGTATGTTGAACGAAGATCAACCTGTGCAGCGATGCAAAGATGCTTGGCAGGAAGCCTGGGAAAAGTTTGAAGCTAAACAGGAATTGTTTTAATGACAAAAAAAGAAAGAATAGAAGCTGCTCAGAAGCGTATCGAGGAGCTAAGAAAACTTATCTCGGAGTGGACTAAAAGATGAGATATATACTTGATGTCTCAGGTAGAGATTT